GTCTGTAGTATAGCCATGTGCGTTGCAATATGCGCATCATGGTTCTGTTGTCCAAAAGCTTGTGCTTGTTGACCTAGTAATAACTTGTTATTTTCAAACCCTGCTTCTAAAGGACTAGGATTTGTTGGTGGCGGAGGTGTTAGTATTTTTTCTATATTATCTACACCTATAGCTGAGTACATTCTTTTGTATGCTTCGTAAGTACCATTAGGTCCATGGACTTCTGGATTAGATTGCACTAATGCCATCATTTCTTGTGCCATAGCTATTCTTTGAGATTGACTAAATATATCTGGATTGCTGATCGGGAATATATCTATTCTTTCATCAAAGTCTTGTAATTTAATCTCAGCATTACCACCTGCAATAGCGTAAGGATATTCAGGAGGTAGGTATTCTTTAAATACTTGAGCTAATAACTTAAATTCTTTTTTCTGTGAATTGTGTAATCTTTTGTGTATAGCTGATAAAACTTTAGTAGATCTTTCTAGTAGTGCAAGTGTAGTTCCTACAGGTGCATTAGGATTACCTTTACCTGTATTTATTTCAGCAATAGATGCAAACTTTTTACCGCCATCTACTAGAATACCTAATAGGTTTAATAAAGTACCACTAGGTTCTTTAAATGGTAATGGCTGTATGGATTCTCTTAATGATCCACCTGGAGCATCTACATCTCTAAACTCACCAGGTTGGATTGGGGTATCTTCATCTCTAATTCTTATACCACGAGTTTTAAAACCAGCAGGTAAATTAGCTAGGGTACCAGCATCAATAAGCTGTCTTAGTATTGAAGTAGAAGCTTTGGATAAACCACCTATCATGTGTGTTAACCCAAACCCATAGAATCCTAAACCAGGAAGAAACTTAAAGTGTACAAAGTATTGTATTTTGTTTTTTAAAGGATCTTCTTCATTAAAGTTTCTACGGATAGACAGTATTTCTGTAGAGTTAGCATCAATGGTTACTATGTAAGGAAGTTTAACTCCTGTCATTTCACCAGACTCATCCATGTCCTCAAAGCCATCTAATTCTAAATTACAATGCACTTCATAAAGAACTGATACTTCACCATCATCATAGCTAGGCTCCATGCCTGATAACTTTTCTATCTCTTCTTTTACATCAGATGATGTCGTAGCATCATCACCAAAGTCTATATCTACCTTACGGTAAAAACCAAGAGCTTGAAGTTTTCTTACTTCATTCTCTGGCATCTTAACTACATTAGTGATTCTAGGACAGGACTCTAAATCGGTTGTGTAGTAAGGCACGATTAAATCTTCAGGAGCTACAAACTTAGATACAGCTCTACCTAGAGTTTCATCGTAGTAAACTTTTTTAAACGCAGAACCTGCTAAAGGAAGATAGAACAACATTTGGTCTAGCTCCTCATCAAACTCCTCCATAACATGAGTAATCTGATAGTTCATAAAGTCTTTGACTCTTTGTGCTTGTTCTTCTACACCACTATCGTATGCACCTACAACTTGTGTTTTAACAGGTCCACCAGAGGGTAATAATTCTTTGTATGCTTGGGCTTGGAAGGTTGTGACTGCTTCACCTAATAATGGATGTATGACTCCAGAAGCACCTTCAAAAGGTTCGGATCTTTCATCGTCAAACTTCATGCCTAGGTATTTAAGACCATCGGTATAAGTTCTTTCCCAATCTTCACGAGAGGATTTGTCTTTCTCTATGCCATCTATAAGCTCATTAGCAATTCTACCTAAATCACTATTGTCTAAAGACTCAGCTAGGTTTTCATTAAACCCAGTATCTATAGGAGCACCTTGCATACTTGATTCAAGTATTGCACTGCCGTCATCCTGCATAACAAAGTCTTCCATACCAGCTTCTTCAATCGCAGCTAGTGCTACTTCCATTCCCTCATCACCGAGAGACATTTGATTTTCTTCGTTGAGAACTGTTGGATTAATATCTTTTTCTATTGCCATTAGTAATATACCCTTCTAACTGGTGCTTTTTCTTGATCTGAGTAATCATCGTCAAGAGAAACTAAACCGCCCTCTCTAAATCTCATTAGGGCTTGGGTCATAGTATCACACAAATCGTCATTTTTACCAAAAGGAAAAGCTGCACACTCTTCTATCATTTCTTCTGCAAATTTCTTTTCAGGTGCATAGACTAACTCTGATTCAAATATAGGAGCAACCGAGTGCATCCTTGTTGATTTATCGTGTCCTCTAGTCGGAGAGTAGTTGACAACAGGAATGCCTAGCCTTCTAAGTTCGTGTGTAAGAGGTGTACCAGAAGCTTTAGCTTCAATTAATGTCATATCGGGCTCCCAGTATTTATATTCGTTATAAGCTATGCGTTTTAGTTCTGGGAAGTCCCAGCGTCCCTTTTGTGCATCTAGCAAAATAATACAATCGGGTGAATCAGGCGTAGGTCTAAAGATACCCCATGTAGATATAGCTGAGTAGTCAGCGTTCTCTTTTTTAGAAAAGGCAGTATCGTAGCTTTGTATAATATAACTAACAGGTGGCAATGATTCACCTTCCCATATATTCCACCACTCGCGTTTAACAATAGATCCTTCTTCGGAGGTTGGAGTTTGCATCCACTGTGCATTCCATTTTTGCACTGGTAGTGATGCTTTAACTTTATTCAATTCTTCTATAGCCCAAAACTCAGGCCATAAAGCATTGTTGGTTTCAGGAAAGATAGCAGGAAACTCTACTATATCCCATTGATCTGCAGCATCTTCCTTTTGTGCATCTAAGAGTTTGGCAGTTAGATCTATCGAACTCCATCTTGTCATAACTAAAATAATGGCTCCGCCAGGCTGTAAACGCTGTCTAGGCCCTGATGTGTACCAATCCCAACAGGATTCTAAAGCACTAGGGCTCAAAGCATCTTGCTCTGAGTGTGGATCATCAATAATTAAAAGATCAGCACCACGACCTGTAATAGCACCACCCACACCAGCAGCGAAGTATTCGCCACCTTTGTTGGTTTCCCAACGACCTGCTGACTTAGAATCAGCTTGTAGTTCTACTTCTGTAAAAATACGCTTATATTCGTCAGTATCCATCATGTTTCTGACCTTACGACCAAATCGTACTGCAAGCTCGCCTGTGTGAGTGGTCTGCATAATCTTACGATTAGGTTGCTTACCCATGATCCAAGCAGGGAAATAGGTAGAACAAAACTCTGATTTAGTGTGTCTAGGTGGCATATTGATGATTAATCGGTTAATTTTGCCGTTTGCAACGTCTTCTAGCTTTTGTGCAAAGATTTTATGATGACGACCACAAATAAACTCTGGCCACATATGTTCTACGTATTTTAAGAAGCTATCTTGACAATCTTTTTGTTTTTTAAGAAGTTCTAGGCGTTCTTTGAGAACTAGGGTTTCTTTTATCTCTTGATCAGAAAGGTGGGATAGGTTCATAACTCAGCTAACATTCTATCTATTTCAACGGGTCCACCAAGCTTGAATGCATCTATACCCTTTTCTGCTACAGCTTTTTTAAACTCATCAGTAAATTTAAGAAAAGTACCATCGTATTCACTTCCAGTTCCTGTTATACGAGTAGTTAATTCTTTTTTCTTATTACCAAGACCTAATTCGTTGAGAATATTTTGTATTTCTTTTTCTCCTCTTGCATATTTTTCAACAATAACTTGTGGAGCTTGTTCATTTATAGCCTGTGCATTTCCTATATGTATGCCGTCAGATCCTCTTAATACAGCTTCTAGCACTCTTGTTCTAACAGGTAACTTCATTTCATTACTGGTAGACTTTTCAAAGTAAGGATCTATTTTAAATTTATTACTAAAATCCATTTTAGGTGCTACAGCTTTTTTTAAAATAATTGCACCGTTTTTTAAATCTACTATAGCACTATCATCTTTGTATAAATCTTTAAAGTAAGCTTTTGATAATGCTTCAGGATTATTAGGTACATCAATATATTTTTGTTTACCTGTTTTGTCTAACATATAAAATATTTCTTCTGGTGTTTTATCTAAAGATTCTTTATATGATTTACCAGTTATGGCTTGTATGTCTTTTGGCTCTATAGTAAATTCTTTAACGCCTAGTTTTCTAACATCATTTGCAGCATCCATTCTTGTGATAGCAGTTGACGCAAGAGTATCCATAGATTTAGAAGAGGCTAGTATGGGATTAATTTCATCA